TGGATTAGATTCTAGCTACAACTTGCTTTCTGAAACATTGACCCTTACCAATGGAACGACAGGCGTTACTACTGTCAATAGTTACTTAAGAATCAATGGGATACAAGTAGTTGGCACTGTCAATGCAGTAGGTATTTTGAACCTAGGAAATGCAGGAAAAACCATTCAATATGCTGAAATTACAGCAGGAAATGGTAAAAGCCAAGCAATGATTTATACAGTTCCGAATGGTTATACATTCTATTTGACTCGATCTAATGCATATTCCAATCAAAGCGGAAACACAATTAACAATTTTTGCGGATATAGAGTTTGGACACAATCATCTGCTGGGTTGATTCAAATTCTTTTACAAGCGCCTTTTACCAATAGCTATCAAACACTTCGAGTAGCCCCTCGTGCATATGCTGCAAAAACTGATATTCAGTGGCAAGCTACTGGAGGACCATCTTCTGGAACATCACAAGTAGGTATTGGTGTAGAAGGTATTTTAATTGCAACAGGAACACCATAATGGCAAATATCAGAATATCGCAACTCCCAACAGCTCCAACCGCTATTACAGGTTCAGAGCTTGTTCCTATTGTCCAAAATGGTCAAACTGTTCAAACAACTGTTACTAAGTTAGTTAATAGCCCTGTCCAGACACAGACATTTGCCACAATTAATACTGAAACAAGCCTTCCGAATAGCCGAAAGATTACAGGTGGATTAGGTATTGGTGTAACTGATGGTGGCGCTCAAGGCAACTTTGTATTTGCCTTAAATGCAACCTCTGCAAGCCTAGAAAACGCTTCTACAGGAATTATTGCTAAGACATCAGGTAATACAGTAGCTCCAATTACTATTCAAAGTTCAGGATCAGGTATATCCGTTACCAATGGTAATGGAGTAAGCGGAAACCCTACCATTGCTTTGACAGGTTTAAATTCCATTTTATCCACACTTTCAGGCACAGGTTTATTGGCTGTTGCTGGTGGTAGTTCTTTATCTGCAATAACCATTACAGGAACAGCAAATCAAATTGCAGTAACTAATGGCTCTTCATCCCCTGTAATTGGAATTGTAAATAACCCTGTAATCCCCGGTGGTGGAAGCATTACCATTCCTACAGGAGGCACTGCAAGTCGCCCTTCAAGTCCTGCTAATGGCATGATGCGATATAACTCTGATACCAATGTTATAGAGGGATATATCAATAGTTCTTGGCAAACTATCAGCACTGCAATAATTGCTGGAGTAACATCATTTAGCGCAGGAACTACAGGATTTACTCCTAATACATCTTCTACAGGTGTTGTAACTTTGGCTGGTACTTTGACTATTACCAATGGAGGTACAGGTATTACAACAACCCCAACTAATGGTCAATTGCTAATTGGTAATGGTACAAATTACACATTATCAACATTGACTTCAGGTGTTGGAATAACAGTAACCAATGCTTCAGGTTCTATCACAATATCTAATACACAGACACCGGGAACTATTGCATCTGCATCTACGATTACTCCTACCATTACAACTGCTCAATACAATGTGACAGCATTAGCAGTAGGTACAACATTTGCAATTCCTTCTGTAGGTGCTGATGGTCAAAAGCTAACAATTCGCATTAAAGACAATGGAACAGCCCAAACATTAGCTTGGACAACAACTTCAGGTGGATATAGAATTATTGGTTCAACCCTACCAACAACAACTGTAGCTGGTAAAGTTACCTATGTTGGCTGTGTATATAATGCTCAAGACACATTTTGGGATGTTGTTGCAGTAACAACTCAAGCTTAAAGGTTAATAATGGCAACATATTATTGGGTTGGTGGTAATGGTACTTGGGATGCAACCACTACTACTAATTGGTCTTCTAGCTCAGGTGGAACGGGTGGAGCTGGTTTCCCAACATCTGTTGATGATGTAATCTTTGATATAAGTTCTGGTACTGGAACTATTACTTGCACAGGAGCAGTTTGTAATAATTTAACTGTAAATCCTACGCAATTTATGACTTTGGGAACAACAAGTTCTACAATTTCTATTTATGGTAATTTAGTTTTTCCTGCCACTGGTTCATTTACAGTATCATCATTACTTTCAACTACTTTTGCAGCAAATACCACTGGAAAAACTATTAATATTCCTAGTAATATTAATTATAATGGAGCAGTAACATTTAATGGAGTTGGTGGTGGATGGACATTACTCAGTAAATTATCTATAAGTTCGAGTTCTTTAACTCTAACAAATGGATCATTAAATACTAATGGATTTCAATTAACTTTCTCACAAATTACTTATAGCGCTACAGGAATATTTAGTTTAACGCTTGGAACATCATTAATAGCTACAACCAGTTGGAACTTTAGCAATACAACAGGATTAACATTTAGTGGAGCTTCATCAAGCTTTTTCTATCAAAATCCGGGTGCTGCAATATTTTATGGTGGTGGCTTAACATATGGTAATTTTTACTATACTACTCCACCTGTTGGAACAGCATCGATAACATTTACTGGAGCAAATACTTTTACTGGTAGTTTTTATTCACAAGGAAGCACAGGAAATAGACCTACTTCGCTTATTTTCCCTTCTTCTGTAACAACAACAATTGGTTTTTGGGGCGCTTCTGGTTCATCATCATATATTTTAACTTTACAAAGCTCTACTGCAGGAACTCAAGCTACTATTGCTATTAGCGGAAGCGTACTATCTAGCATTACTTATGCAAGCATTAAAGATATAAAAGTAACTTCTTCTGCAACATTTAATGCTTCAAATAGCACTAATGTAAGCAATAACACAGGAATTACATTTGGTAGTCCGCTTACATTCTATTGGGTAGGTGGAATAGGAATTTGGGACAATTTTACTCCTACCAACTGGTCTTCTAGTTCGGGTGGTTCAGGTGGATATGGCGTACCATCTCAAGGAGATAATGTAATAATAGATACAAGTTCAGGAACAGGATCAATTACTGTAAATAGTGGTAATTGTAATAATCTAACTGTAACTGCAACACAGGCAATTATATTGGGAACTATTAGTAATTCTACTGTTTACATTTGTGGAAGTTTATCTTTTCCAACTAGCAGTTCTTTTACTGCATCAACAGCAGCCAATTTATATTTTATAGGTGGCTCTGGTACTCAGACTATAAATACAAATGGAATAAATTTAAACATAATAAGTTTTTATGGTACTGGTAATACATGGAATTTAAACAGTTCTCTTTCCTGCACAAGTAATTTTATTTTTAACGGAGGTACGATAAATACTAATAACTATAATATATCGGCAGGACAAGGTTTTACTGTTTCTATGAGTTTTGGATGCACTGGTGTATTCAATTTAGGAACATCAACTTTAACTGGAATTAATTGGCTTGCTGCGGCTACATCTTTAACAATGAATGCTTCAAACTCTACAATAATAATAAATGGAGCAAGCAATACTTTTCAAGGCGCTGGTTTTACTTACGGAAATCTTGTATTTTCTCCGACTACAACAAATGGTACTTATAGTATTACTGGTTCAAATACTTTTGTTGGAACAATATCTAGTACAGCAACTATACCATTTGTAATAAATCTTCAATCCTCTACAACAACAACTGTTGGAAATTGGACTGCTAGTGGTACAGCAGGTAATTTAATAACTTTAAAAAGTTCAATAGCAGGAACACAAGCTACTTTAACCAAATCTGGTGGAGGTACAGTTTCTGCAAGTTATTTAAGCATTAAAGATTCAAAAGCAACTCCATCTTCTACTTGGACAGCTATAAATAGTACCAATGTCAGCAATAATACAGGCTGGACATTTACTACTGTAATAAACAATTCAGGAAACTTTCTTTTGCTTTTTTAAGGATCAATCATGGCTCAATCAGGATATACACCAATCATTATCTACAACAGTGGAACAGCTTCTAATCAGCCTACAGTAGGTAATTTGGCTTATGGTGAGCTTGCATTAAATTATGCAGATGGAAAGCTGTATTACAAGAATGCATCTAATGTCATTACAGTATTAGCTAATTCAAATTATGCAACTAGCGTAACATCATTTAGCGCAGGAACTACAGGCTTTACTCCTTCTACTGCAACTAATGGCGTTGTAACCCTTGCGGGAACATTGGCTTCTACTAATGGTGGAACAGGATTAACTACTTTTGTAGCTGCGAATAATGCGATTTATTCAACCTCTTCATCTGCTTTAACTGCAGGAACTCTTCCTGTTTTAGCTGGTGGTACTGGAGTTACAACATCTACAGGAACAGGATCAAATGTATTAAGTACAAGTCCTACTTTGGTTACTCCTATTTTAGGAACACCAAACTCAGGAACATTAACTAATTGTACTGGTCTTCCAATTAGCACAGGTGTTAGTGGATTGGGAACAGGGATTGCAACTGCTCTTGGAACTGCTGTTGGAACAGCAGGATCTATTGTGGTCAATGGTGGTGTTTTAGGAACTCCAAGTTCAGGAACATTGACGAATGCTACAGGTCTTCCTTTAACGACAGGCGTGACAGGTACTCTTCCTGTAGGTAATGGCGGTACAGGTATTACAACAGCCCCTATAGCAGGATCTGTAGTTTATGGAGCTTCTACTTCTGCACAAGGATACACAACAGCAGGAACTACAGGACAAGCTCTTTTATCTGGTGGCACAGGCTCTCCAACATGGGGAACATTAAGTATTGGCGCAGGTGGAACAGGTCAAACAACGGCTTCTGCTGCATTTAATGCTTTAAGCCCAATTACTACAACTGGCGATTTAATCATTGGAAATGGTACAAGTAGCGCTACAAGATTAGCTATTGGTACAAATGCTTATGTTTTAACTTCAAATGGAACAACAGCATCTTGGCAACCAATTCCAACTCCATCAGCAGGAGGTTCAAATACTCAAGTTCAATATAATAATTCAGGGGTATTAGCTGGATCAGCTAATATGACCTTCAATGGTACAGCTTTAACACTTGCAAATAATTTAACAATTGGAGCAACTTATCCAATAACAATTGGTGGAAGCAATAGTAATTCAAATACAATTTTTGGATATTTAGCATATAACGCTGGGTCTGGAAATGGAAATACAGCAATAGGCAACTCAACATTATATTCTACAGGAGCTGCAGCATTTCAAACTGGAGTTGGTTGTGGAGCTAATTCATACATCACAGGAAATGGAAATACTGGTGTTGGATATTTTGCTTTAGCAGGTAGTGCAGGAAGTAGTAGTGGATCATTCAATTCGGGTCTTGGTTATTATGCAGGTAATGCAATCACCACAGGTGGAAACAATGTTTGCTTGGGAAATAACTCTGGAAATGATGCGCTTATAACTATTACAACTCAATCGAATACAGTTGTATTAGGAAACAATTCCACCGCTTCTTTTTATTGCAAAACATCAACAATTACTACTTCTGATATTCGTGATAAAACAGGGATTAGACTAATCACTTTAGGATTGGATTTTGTAAACAGAATCAATGCTATTGCTTATCAATTCAAAGTTTCAAGGGAAGACGATACTCCATCAAGCAGAACTTATTTAGGTTGGTCAGCTCAAGATGTATTGGAAAACCAAGGATCAGAACAAATTGTTGACAACTCTGACCCTGAACATCTTAAAATGGCTGGTATGGATATGGTAGCTGTATTGTGGAATGCAGTGCAAGAATTAAGTGCTCAAGTAACCGCATTACAAGCTAAAATTCCTGCCTAAACCAAACAAAAGAGGAGTTATGCAAGATAACTTAGTTACATCGTCGTACTTTGTTACAACGATCCATACCATTAAAAAGCCTGAATTTTTAAAGGTTGTAGCCCCCATATTTGAAGAATATGTTGCAATGCAAGATAAGTCAAAAATGAGTGAACTTTACCCTGCAATTATGACTGGTAATATGGCTACAGATTCTAGATTGAATGAGTTTTTGTCTTACATTGCATCTACAGCATGGAATATCCTTAACGCTCAAGGATACAAAATGGATGGCAAAATCACTTATTTTCATGAAATTTGGGGTCAAGAGCACTATAAATATTCTAGTATGGATGAGCATATTCATGCCCTTGGAGCGCAAATATCAGGATTTTTCTTTATAGATTGTCCTGAAAACTCATCTCAAATCATTGTTCATGATCCAAGGGTAGGCAAGGTTCAAGCTAGTATGACTGAGGCTGATACTTCAAAAATCACTCAATCAACCAATATGGTGAGCTTTAAGCCTGAGAATGGTATGTTGCTTTTTTCTAACTCTTGGTTACCTCATTCTTTTACTAGAAATGGGTCAGATAAGCCATTTAAGTTCCTTCATTTTAATCTTGGAATTATGGCTGCTCCTGAACTACCAAAGCCTATTGTGATATGAACAAGTACCGCATACGATTCAATAAAAGTCGTGGTCAAATAGGGCGTGGAACTGTTGACCATGTATGGCGAGTGTTTGAAAACAATCAAGAATTTTTGGCAAAACAAGTTAAAATTAATGTGCCTTCGTTCTCTGAAAGAGAATCAAACAGTGACGATTGGAACATATGTTGTTTTGGCTCAATGACTATTGATAAAGAAACATCTACAATCATTATCGGGGAATCTGCTACCCCAGTTTAGCAGGAATTTTTTAGGAAATTAAAGAATGTTCAATGTAACTTTAAACTTGTTTGACGCAGAAGTACAAGATATTGTCAATGTTTTAGGCAATATGCCAACAAACTCACAAGCTTTTCCTTTGTTTATAAAGATTAATTCACAGCTTGAGGCTGCAAAACAAGCTAATGCTAATCCTGAAGTTCCTGTTGAAATTCCTGCAGAAATTACAGTTGAAGCCCCTCAATCCACAGAAGGAACTCCATCATGAATTGGTTAAAAGAAATACGATTGCATATTGCAACCTTTGAAACTCAAGCTGAATCTGAGCTTCATAAATTTGTTGATTACTTGGAAATAAAGTATAAAGAACCTGGTCCAGCTATTGTTTTACCTCCAAATCCATTAGCCCCAAATGGAGAATCAACATTCCCATCCGTTGTTGCTGATCCAACTCCAGTAGTTATTGCTCCCCCAACTGTTGTAGAAGTTCCTGTTGTTGTAGATATTCCTGCTGAAGAAGCTCCTGAAGCTACAGTAACACCAACAACTTGCACTCCTGCAGTTAGCCAAGAATCTAATGTAAGTTAATCATGGATATGGAAACTCTCGTAGCCGAAACGGATAAGCGATTGTCAATTCACGAAGCTGTATGTGCTGAACGCTACGAGGGAATTCAAGAAGCCCTCAAAAAAGGCGTTGGTCGTATGCAAAAGATTGAATACTTGCTTTATGGAGTCATTGGAGCTGTATTGCTTGGACCAAACTTTGCAGCAACATTAATTAGTCACTTTATTGGAAAATGATATGGAATGGCTTAAACAAATTGCACCTACTATTGCTACTTGCCTTGGTGGTCCTCTTGCTGGTTTGGCTGTTACTGCAGTTTCTAAAGCGCTTGGAATAGATGAATCTCAAGTACAAGACACTATAGATAGTGGAAAATTAAACTCTGACCAGATAGCCTCTATCAAACAAGCTGAAATTGAACTTCAAAAATCAGCTCAAGAGTTAGGCTTAAACTTTGAACAATTAGCTGTTCAAGACCGTGCCTCTGCTCGAGACATGCAATCTCAGACTAAATCTATTGTTCCTCCTATATTGGCTTTTGGCGTTACTTTAGGGTTCTTTGGTATTTTGTTTGGTCTAATGACTGGCAAAGTGGATTCAACTAATCAAGCTTTAATGATTATGTTAGGAAGTCTTGGCACTGCTTGGGTATCAATCATTAGTTTTTATTTTGGTTCTTCTGCTGGGTCTCAGGCTAAAGACAAATTAATTTATAACGCCACACCCACTAAATGATGGATATGGTAGATGTTTTAGCAAAGATATGGCCTATGGTTGTTGGCTTTGTTGCTTTAGTCATCGCCTTGGCAAAAATGGATGTTCGCATTGGTGTACTAGAA